CACTGCATCAGACTACTGGGAAGTTGGCGACACAATTACTGAGTTGGCAAACAATGGTGGATCACCTGGATCTGCATCTGGCACATCAGGTAAGATTCTATCTATCTCAAGAGAATTAAGAGTATCTCTAAACAAAACATCACCTCTATTCCAAGCAAACCAAACTGTAACTGACGGAAACGCTGCTACTGTATCTGCTATCGCAGTCGGTAGTGACTATGAGTCAAGAATGTATGGTTACAACCAGAAGTGGATCAACGTTGCTCCAAGACCTGGCACATCAGCATGGGCAGATGAGCGTGGTGGATACAGAGACTTGTTACACGTCCTCATCATTGATGGAGACGGAGCACTAACAGGCACACCTGGCTCACTACTAGAGAAATTCACAAACCTATCTAAAGCATCAGACGCTAAGTCACCACAAGGTGAGTCACTTTACTACGTCGATGTTTTAATGAATCAATCCTCCTATGTTTACTGGGGATCACACGAAACCGCTAACATCTTTGACCGCTCTGGCACAGCCGACGGATCATGGGGTGGAAGCGTAGTAAACCGTGACTTTGACTTGATCAAGGCAGATGCTGCACTATACGGTGGAGATAACATCACTGGTCTTGATCCAAATAGTATTCCTGTTATCGGGACAAAGAATAACGGCACCGTCAAGTATCACCTACAAGGTGGAGTAGACGGATATACTGTTGACAGACCTTCACTTCTATCAGGTTACGACCTATTCAGCGATGCTGAAACAGAAGAAGTGGATTACGTCCTCATGGGTCCTTCCATGAGTAACATGAGCGACACAATCGCTAAGGCACAAAAGGTAATCGATATTGCAAGCACTCGTAAAGATTGCATGGCATTCATCTCACCTTATCGTGGCGATGTTATTGGAATCGCATCAGTAGGAGATATCGTTGACAAGACTGTAAGTTTCTTTGATCAACTATCATCTTCCTCATACGCAGTATTTGATAGTAACTACAAATACATCTATGACCGTTATAACGATGTCTATCGTTACATTCCATGTAACGCTGACGTTGCAGGTCTAACACTTAGCACAACTCTAAATCAGGAGCCATGGTTCTCACCTGCAGGTTTCAATAGAGGTCAACTTCGTAACGCAGTTAAACTTGCTTACTCACCTCTAAAAGATCACAGAGACAGACTATACGCTGCTAGAGTTAACCCAGTTGTTGCATTCCCTGGCGAAGGAATCGTCCTCTTCGGAGACAAGACTGCACTAGCATATCAGTCTGCATTCGACAGAATCAACGTGAGACGCCTTTTCTTAGTATTAGAAAAAGCAATCGCACAGGCTGCTAAGACACAACTCTTTGAATTGAATGATGAGTTTACTCGTCAAGGTTTCAAGAATATCGTAGAACCTTTCATGAGATCCGTACAATCACGTCGTGGTGTTACTGATTTCTTGGTTGTCTGTGATAGCACAAACAACCCTCCTGAGTCTATTGACAGAGGAGAATTCTACGCTGAGATCTTCATCAAACCTACTAGATCTATTAACTTCATCACACTTACATTTACAGCAACAAGGACAGGAGCTAGCTTCTCTGAAGTTGCAACCTAAGTAAACCGTGCTACGACTTCGTAGTCAATTCACAAAAATAGGAGACATTTAAAATGGCAATTAATAACGTCGAAGGGGGGCAGATTAACTCTCCTATTTTCGACTTTAGAAATAAGATAGGTGACCTTGCCCGCCCTAATCTGTTCCAAGTAGAGTTAACATTCCCTCAACTTACAGGCACTGCAAACATCGGCGGAAGCGGTGGAGCAGCAGACGCAGCAGAAACAGAAGCAGCAAGTGCACCTTTAGGTGGAAACCTTGCAACACTTTTAGTTAAAGCAGCAAACATTCCCGCATCAACAGTTGGTGTAATTGAAGTTCCTTACAGAGGAAGGACAATTAAAATCGCAGGAGACAGGACATTCGAACCATGGACTGTTACTGTATTAAACGACGCTAACTTCGTGATTAGAAATCAGTTGGAGAATTGGTCAACACAGATCCAAGCACTACAACAAAACTTCCAGTCATTCGACTCACCTGCTAACTATCAAACACAAGCTATTGTCCGTCAGTATGACAGACAGTCTGAGCAAACCAGAGCATACAAGTTTGAAGGTATCTGGCCAAGTAACATCTCAGCAATCGATCTTGCATGGGATAGCAACGACACACCAGAAGAATACACAGTTGAGTTTCAGGTTCAGTACTGGACTTATGCGTCAGACGTTAACGCAGCACATCACGTTCCTAAAAACTAGTTTTTGGAAGTCGCTAAATAACTATAACCTAGTTACATTTTTGAATGGCACAATTATTTGGTTATTCTCTTGATCGCAAGAAGAAGGGCTCTTTAGCTAAGGGTCCTTCTTTCGTGCGTAAAGATAGTGAGGATGCTGCCGAACCCATTGTAGCAGGTGGTTACTTTGGTCAGTATGTAGATTTTGGAGACAAAGAGTCATCCAAAGGTACAGAAATGGATCTCATTGGTAGATATCGTGAGATGTCTCTGCACCCAGAAGCGGATGCAGCAATCAATGATGTCGTAAATGAAGCGATTGCAGGTGAATTAGATGATCACCCTATTGACTTAGAGTTATCAAACCTGCAAGCAAGTGATACTCTTAAGAAAAGAATTAGAGAAGAGTTTGAAAACGTCTTATCTCTATTAGACTTTGACAGAAGAGCATACGATATTTTCCGTAGATGGTATATCGATGGTAGACTTTTCTACCATAAGATGATTAATCCTGATAAACCTTCCGAAGGTATTACAGAATTAAGGTATATCGATCCACGCAAAATCAAAAAAGTTGTCGAATTTGACAGAGGAAAAGGCGGATCAGGTTTAGCAAACGGACCTGGTGATCCGCAAGGAGAATCATTAGTACCCAAGTCACTTGAGTATTACATCTATGCTCCTAAAGGACTCCGTGGATTTGAAAACAAAGGTGTAAAGATTGCACCTGACGCTATCTGTTATGTCCACTCTGGTAAGAGGGACATGAATAGAAATATTGTTTTATCTCACCTACATAAAGCAATCAAAGCACTCAATCAACTAAGAATGATTGAGGATTCTCTGGTTATCTATCGTCTATCCAGAGCACCAGAAAGAAGAATCTTCTATATCGATGTAGGAAACTTACCTAAACAAAAAGCAGAGCAATATCTCCGCGAGGTAATGAGTCGATACAGAAACAAACTAGTGTATAACGCAGACACTGGTGAGATTCGAGACGACAAGAAATTCATGTCTATGCTAGAAGATTTCTGGTTACCAAGACGTGAAGGTGGTAGAGGCACAGAGATATCTACATTGCCAGGTGGACAAAACCTAGGTGAATTGGAAGATGTCAAGTATTTCCAAAAGAAATTATATCGTGCACTCAACGTACCTGAGTCTAGATTAGAGTCTGACTCAAGCTTCAACCTAGGAAGATCCGCTGAGATCACTAGAGACGAAGTTAAATTCCAAAAATTCATAGTCCGTCTCCGCAAGAGATTTAGTGATCTATTCAATGATCTACTAAAAACTCAGTTAGTCCTTAAAGGTGTATGCACCTTGGAAGAATGGGATGATATGAAGGAGCATATTCAATACGATTACGTTGCGGATAACTACTTCTCGGAGCTCAAAGCACAGGAAATCCTAACGGAAAGAATGGCTTTGTTACAACAAATGGATCCTTTCGCAGGTAAATATTTCTCACTTGAGTATCTAAGACGTCAAATACTCCGTCAAACAGAGATGGAATTCAACGAAATAGATAAGCAAATGGATGAAGAAATGAAGTCTGGACAATTAGTCTCTCCAGTACAGATGCAGCAGTTAGAATTGCAGCAAATGGAGATGGCATTACAACCCCCAGAGCCTGATCCTGCACAGCAGGGAATAGATCCCGCAGACTACGATAAAGGAAATATATAAATAACTACATATTTTGTTATTATTATGCCTACACAAGCAGCCCTAGATATAGTTAACGCATTATTTGCAGGAAAGAAGGACGTAAGTGATTACGTTGCTACTGGAATGAAAACTACTGCTGTTGACGCAATCGATGCTAGGAAAGCAGAGGTTGGTAAGACTATTCTTACACCTGAGCCTCCTGAGGAGGAAGAGGTAGAGCAACCCGAAGCATCAACTGAAACTGAAACTGAAGTAACACCAGAGGAATCTACAGATGAAACTGATCAGGGAGGAAATTGAAACCGCTAAGGTTTTGATAACCGAAGGAAAAGACGGAAAGAAAAAACACTTCATAGAAGGTGTGTTTCTTCAAGGTGCGATCAAAAATAGAAATGGTCGTATGTATCCTGTCCCTACACTTCAGCGAGAAGTTGATAAATATAACGAATCATACATTAAAAAAGGACGTGCACTAGGAGAATTGGGTCACCCTGATGGTCCTACAATTAACTTAGATCGCGTGTCACACTTAATTACCTCATTAAAGAATGAAGGTAATAACTTTATTGGAAGAGCGAGAATCCTCGACACTCCTATGGGTAACATTGCTAAGAATCTTCTAGACGAAGGTGTAAAACTTGGCGTTTCCTCTAGAGGACTGGGGACAATCAAAGAAGAAAACGGTATGAAAGTCGTAATGGACGATTTCATGCTTGCAACTGCAGCAGATATTGTTGCTGATCCATCAGCACCCGACGCTTTTGTCGATGGTATTATGGAAGGAAAAGAATGGATTTACGCAAATGGTGCCATTCATGAGCAAACAATAGAGCAAATCCGCAAGAGAATTAGCACTGCACAGAGGTCACAAATGGAGGAAAGGAAGCTTTCCGCGTTTAATGACTACCTTCAAAGTTTCTAATATATAAATAACTATAGCAATTACCGCCCTTTGTACACTTAGGAGACAATGATGTCTAAAATTGAAGAAAAA